TTTACAGGTTTGCCTTGCTCCATATTTTTCATTCTACTTACAAAGCTAATCGTTCTGTTTGCCGACTTAACTTCATTTGCACCCCAATCAGCCTTTTTCTTACTAAGTAGGTTTAAGTTCCTATTTACAGGACTTCTATCTAATGACGCTAAACGTGAGCATTTAGTTTCACTCCAAGCCTTTAACTCGGTGTAAGACATATTCACAGTATCGTGATACTTTGCGTAAACTTCATCAATAACCTCGCTAAGGTCGGCTTTTAGGTCAACCTTTAAATCAAATAACTTATCTAAAATGTCTTGGCTATTCATTTGGTAGCGTTAAGGGTTGAAATTCATCTGGACTTTGTAAACTTGAAGGGATATATAATTTTTCCATTTCAGTTTGATCTATGTAAGGTGGAATCTCTAATCCCATAATGTCCATCTTTTGCTTAGGTGCAATCCACCACGCTTTATCTAACCATTCAACTTGCTCCGCTTTATTAGCTTCTAATTCGCTATAAACAGTTGGGTCAAAGTCAACATAAATATCAGTTCCACGATAACCCCAATCGCTATGTAATTTTCTATTCAAATTATCACGAATACCTACCAACAAAGGAATAGCACAACGTACTGTCAATGCTTTTTCTCCTTCTCTTTGGTTGTTGTAAGTCTTGTTATCAGCATCGTTTAATAATTGAGAAGGTACTCCGTAAATGTTACAAAGTGCTTTCATATCCCACTTCTCACTCTCAATAATATCTAATTCAACAGGACTCAATCCGATTTGTTTCCAGTCTACTTTATAACCACTAACCGCAATAGAATTAAAGTTAGCAGAGCCACCTTTTTCACTCACCGCCTTTTTAAGTGCTTGTGCTTGTTGTGTTCCACTAATAGGGTCAAAGCGTTCATCATTCATAAAAAGAACTCCAGCTGGACCACCATTCTGGAAAGATGCAACCGCCGCAGTCTTGGCTTCGTTCGAACGAGTTAAGTTTCTCGCAGCAGCCATCAAAGGAGATTGACCATATAGTTGATTCCCAGTTGTATTCCATTGTAAGTTTATGTATTTATCTTGTAATACTTCTTGCTTAGTAAAGTTCCAAAGTGGACCATAGTTTAATTGGTAACCGCTAATAGTTGGAGGGAAGTTTTGAATGTCCGCTAACACGTACATATATTGAGAAGGAAGCACGTACATCTCGTATGGCTTACCATCATTGTTACCACCTTCAATCATCTTTGCGTAAACAAAAGAATTACCTGTAACTAATTTAAAAGTACACCAAGCCTCTACGAAATCACCAAAAGTATCTTCTTCATTAGGATATTTTAACAACTCGTTTAATCTTGCATCTTTTGTATATAATTCAAATGCTTTCTTATGTAGCTTTTGAACATCCTTCCAGTTCTCAATCTTATCTGGTTGGCTCATCAACGCTTTGTATTTCTTTGCAGAAGTTTCATCAACCACTCTATAAACGTGGAATGGAGCAAGTTTTGCTTTGTCCGCAATTAATTTCACGATTGAATAAACTATATCATTTGCTGAATACCCATCATTTACGAAACTAATGTTATCGCCACCCTGCCAAGTTATTATCCCTTGTTGTATTGCAACTTGTCCGTTAAAAGGAATTTGTGGTAGTACAGTAGATAGTTTTTGTCTTTTACCAAAAAAGTCAAGTAATCCCATTATATATGAATTTTAACAAAGTTAGACAATTTATCCTAAAATACCGACACCTCAAATTTTAGCTTGGTTAAATGCGTAAACACGGCATACCTACAAGCATCCATCAAGTCATCATTTGCCTTTACAGGTTCTTCTATTACGTTATCGTTTTTATCCTTTTTCCATTTGTAAGACATAAACTCCCTTCTTAGATTTTTACTATTGTAGTGCAAGTTTATTGGGTAAGACTTCATCTTTACTATTCCCGCCCATACATCCTTTTGCGCTGGTTTAATATTAAAGCCTTGTCGGTATAATTCCTCAATAGATTTAGGTTCGGCAGCATCCGCATAGATTGTAGCTCGTTCTGGTAGCTTTTCTTTAATCAATCTTGATAGATCACTCAAAGTCAATCCACTTTGGTAAACTATTTCCTCAAAGTAGTTTTGTCCTTCGTGGTGCGTAACCTTTATAAGTGCAGCTGGGTGAACGTAACCAAAATCCAAACCATAGAACACATCCCCATCAGGTGCTTCATCGTATTGCTTCCATTGAGTGTATATAATTTCCTTTGCAGAGCCTCGTTCCCCTAATCCGTAAACCTTCCACATAAAGTCATCTGGTAAGTCTTTGTATTGCTCAATGTTTCTTATTTGGCTTTCGCTTAGGTTTGAGATGTTGTTAAGGTAAGTTGAATGTATGCGCTTGTTCTTTGGGTTATCAGCTACCTCATAAACCCAAGAAATAAAGTCCGCTGGATTCCAGTCTAAGAATGATTGTCCAGTTGTACGAATCAAAAGCTGGTCAAACAAAGCCTTACTAATTAGGTTTGCCTCGTTTACGAATAGTATATCCCTTGCTGGTCCTTTTGCTTTGTCTGGGTCTTCTAATCCAAATAACTCAATATATGAGCCGTTCTTAAATGTATAAATGAAATCAGTATATCGGAAATCCTTTTCATCCCAGATGTTCCATTGCTCAAGTATGTTTTTGAAATCCCTGTAAACTCCTCGTTTAATATGTGGTAGGGAATGTGAAACGCACGAAATCCTTGTATTAGGCTTTGTTAAAGCTATGTGTATTAACAACTGAACAACCGAATAGCTTTTGCTTGACCTTGACCCACCTTCATTGCATATTATAGGATAACCATCCTCGTATGCCTTTTTATTAGCATAAAAGACAGGTGTAGCCTTAATCTTTAATTGGTTGACAATCTGCATCTGGTTCTATTGTGATTTGCACATTACCCTTAATGTCAGCGGTTATGTCGGTTGTTTGTTTAGGTCTTCCCTCTAATCTATCTAAAAGGATTTCGTAAGCCTTTAAATCGCCTTTTCTCGCCTTTGCTATTATCTGCATATCTAATTGCTCTGCTATTGTAAACTCCTCATCTTCTCCTGTTACTGGGTTGCGTACCTTAGTAACTAACTCCAATAAACGCAAAAGTCTTGTTTTGCTATGTTGTACCCCTTTAGGTTTACCAGCAGGGTTACCGCTTACACCTTTTGGGAATGGGGTTAAATTTTGTTCATTTGCCATATTCACTGAATTTTCACTGATTTACAAAGTTATACTTTAAACCATTGCAACCAAATTTGATGTGCAATTTGAGCTGTCATCAATGGTGGTACTGACATTCCAATAAGGTAATTGGGTGCTATTTTCTTAAAATTATAATCCATTGGGTATGAACCAATTAATTTGCATTCATCCATTGTAACCCTATGTGGAACATCAAATCTAATTGGAATTGAATCTGAACCAGCTGCAATTGTATTTGGTACTTTGTCATCCTTAATAAATACAGCATTAAACCTTTTAGCTTTACCACTTAACCTAATGTGAATATCTGACAAACTTGTATCATCAATATGCCTATGTTCCCATATTTTTCTTGTTTCAAGGGTCAATTCAGTACCATATATATTGGATTTAAAATTTTTATATGTAATTGGTTTTTCATTAAAAGCCAATACCAATGGTTTAAGATTTAATTCTTTTTTATGACCAATAAAAAATACTCTTTCCCTTCTTTGTGGAACACCCATTGAAGCACCATTTAAAAGAAATATTTGAACATTATACCCCGCTTGTTCCATTGTTTGAATAATCTTTTTGGCATATGCTTTAGCATTACCCAAAATAATACCTTTTACATTTTCCAATAAAAATACTTTTGGTTGTAATTTTATGATGGTATTACAATACTCAAATACAAGATCATCCAATGTTTGTAATGCTTGACCTTCCTTAAATTGCTTTTCTTTACCCCAAGCCTTTTCCCTACTCCCTGACATTGAAAAACTTGAACAAGGTGGACTGCCATCTAATAAATCAAGATTATATAGTTCATCCGGCAAATCAGTTCTTTTATTAAATAACCTAATATCTTCATTATAAAAATGCTTTGGATTGTGGTTTGTTTTATAAATATCCCCAACTTGTGGGTCAATTTCAACTCCGCCAATATGGTCATATCCAGCCAATTTATACCCCATTGTTGAGCCACCACCACAAATAAATGTGCCAAATACCTTTAAATTATGTTTTTCTATTCCTTTT